TGACGTCCATAATGTTTTACAGGGAGGCGCATCAAAAAATATTTGAGGCTGCTTTCCAACTTTATAAGGCTAATAAATTCACAGACCTTTACTCAGTATCGGAATCTTTAAGAAACCAAAACGAATTAGATGCGGTGGGAGGTCCAGTTTATATAACTGAACTTACCAGTAGAGTTGTTTCAGCAGCAAATGTCCGGCAGCACGCAATGTATGTGAAACAGAAATACATTCAACGCGAATTGATACGGATATCAACGGAGCTGCAGAACAGAGCTTTTGATGACACTTACGATATAGCTGAATTGATCGAGTATGCCGAAAAGGAAATTTACGGAATAGGGGACACGGCAGTGAGTAAAGAACCAATTATGATTGGGAACTTACTCAATATTCTGGCCGATACAATTTCACTCCGGGAGGCTCAAAAGACAGAGCTGGCCGGGGTTCCTTCAGGCTTAATTGGAGTTGACAGAATAACACTTGGCTGGCAGCCGGGAGACTTGATTATACTTGCTGCAAGGCCGTCAATGGGGAAAAGTGCACTTGCAATTCAGTTTGGTAGGTTTGCGGCACAGTTAGGGCATGGGGTCTTGATGTTTTCATTGGAAATGACAGACACCCAGCTCGGGGAAAGATACCTAAGTGCAGAATCCGGGCATGACACCTACGATTTAAAGCGAGGGCGCAACATAATATGGGCGAAGATTGAAAAGGCAATTCACTCCAATACCAAAACCCCACTATGGATTGATGACTCGGCGCACATGACACTTTTCGAGTTCCGTTCCAAAGTTCGCCGGGCAAAAAAGAAACATAATATTCAGCTGGTAATTTGCGACTATCTAAACCTATTTACCGGGGACGAAACGAAGGATAATATGAGTGAAAAGTATGGATCAATCTCAAAGATGTTCAAGGCCGTTGCGAAGGAATGCAAGGTTGCCGTTTTGTCACTTGCCCAGCTAAACCGGGGAGTTGAACAGCGGTCAAATCCATTACCTAAACTTTCAGACCTTCGCAACTCCGGGGAAATAGAACAGGATGCAGATATTATAGTTTTCCCAACACGTTACATATTAGCCGGAATGCACGAAGATAGTCACGGGAGAAATTTAGACACCATGGCACTTATCGACGTTGCAAAAAACAGAAATGGACGAGTTGATCAGGTTGAAGTAAATGTAAGTGCAGACTGCATGATTTGGACGGATCAAGAAACAGCAACCCCGGTCGATTTTACGCAGTCAAAAACTAATGAAGAACCACCATTCGCATAAATCAAAAACTATGTTTCACGTACCAAATAAAAACAGAAATAGAATTCACCCGCAATTGGGGTCAGATGACAATATTGGGAATAACGGATTATTTATAATTCCATATTTCAAGCCAAACGGATTAGAATTTAGAGTGATTGCATCTGATGGAGAAGGCTGGGAACACGCATCAGTAAGCATTGCACTCCCGGAAAGGGTTGCCTTACGCTGTCCGACATGGGAAGAAATGTGCTACATAAAAAAGATGTTTTGGGATGAGGAGGATTGTGTAATTCAGTATCACCCATCAAAAAGTGAATATGTAAACTACCATCCTTTTGTACTTCATTTATGGAGGCCGACAAATCAAGTGATTCCGATTCCGAAAAAAATAATGATAGGCTGATGAAAACCATGGATGACAATTCGAGAATGCCGAAAAGACCAAGGATTTGCGGAATTTATAAAATACTATCCCCTTCGGGAAGAATATATATTGGTCAGTCAATCAATATTCTGAAAAGATGGGAAACCTATAAATATAAGGCCTGTAAAACACAATCAAAACTGCATAATTCCTTTTGTAAGTATGGCGCAATTAATCATATATTTGAAATAATTCACTTTTGCGAGCCTAAGGAATTAGACGACCTCGAAAAATATTATATAAATTTCTATGATTCCTGTAATCCGCATACGGGATTGAATTGTGTGGCCGCAGCAAGAGGAAAGGGAATTGTTTCAGCAGAAACCCGAAAAAAACTATCAATAGCCAGACTTGGTTATAAACCGACAAAGGAGCATATTGAAAACGTAAGGAAAAACAGATTCAAATTTTCCTCTCCTAAAAGGAAGGTAATTGATATAGAAACCGGGATTGTTTATGAATCAATGAAAGCGGCATCACTTTCTTTTGGAATAAAATACACAACATTAAAAATGATGCTGTACGAAAAGAACTGGAACCGAACTCCATTAAAACTAATAGTATGATTAAATTCACATCTTATATCGGCATTGATCCGGGCAAAGGGGGAGCAATAGCATACATATCGGAAGGGCAAAATGCAAAGACAGTTTCCATGCCTGAAACCGTGGATGAGCTTAACGAATTTTTTAAATACCTGAGAAGTATTTCTGAAAATCCGATCGCCTGTGTGGAGAAAGTAAGCCTATGGAGAGGCGATGCCAATGCCGGGAAGGCTTTTGGGATTGAAAAATTAACCCGAAACCTGAATGAGATCACAACCCTTCTCCGGGTAACTAAAATTCCCTATATCATGGTGCTGCCTATTCAATGGCAAGCTTACCTCAAGCTATCCGGCCACCGGGGAGAAAAGTACGACGATCGGAAGCGGAGATTCAAACGGATAGCAACTATGCACTTTCCGGGGATTCCAATTACATTGACAAATTGTGATGCGCTGCTGATAATGGAGTTCCTTGCTTTTAAAATGCAAAGGGAACCCGACTGGGTTACAAAGAAGATACCAGATTCAATTATAAAAACTTTAGAGTTATGAAACCAAATGAACGTCAGATAATCGAAAAGTGGGAAGAATTGTATGCTGAAGTTACAAGGCAGTTCAAACCATACGCCACTACTAAGATAAGAAATCTCAACCGGGATATTCAAAGTTTAGAACTACGATTAAAAGTGCAAGAACACGAATCTGTAATAACAGAAGAAGATTACAGGAAACATGGGAGAGCAACTTAATAATTCAACAATATGGATGAAGTAATTATTTTCGGAAATATACTGCCGGGCGGAAGAATATCGACGGCCGTTTCGCCAGAATACCAGCAATTCTTGAAGGAAAATTCAGGTGAAAAGATCGCTGTAACCCTTACTGTAATTTCAGACAAAGGGAATATACGGCAGAAAACATACTATGAAAAGGTGGTTCTTCCATGTATAATTGAAGGATTCAGAGAAACGGGAGAAATTACCAACAAGAAGGACGCTGACGAATGGGCAAAAGCTATTTGTCCGGCGACCAACAAACGCAAAAAAGTCCGGGGTGAATGGGTTGATGACATTGTCCCGGAGAATCAAATGACGGAAAAACAATGGAGTGAGTTGATAGTAAACAGCATCAGGATATGTGCCATGGAATTTATGATTATAGTTCCAGAACCGGAAAAAAGATAGTTGAGAAAGTCGCTTGCTGTAACAAAATATGTTCGTACCTTTGAAAAAGTAACAAACCAAAAATAAACTACTAAGATGGCAAAAGCAGAACCACTAAGCATTGACAGAGTTACAGAGATCGCAAGCCGATACATACTCCCAGCACCTTACGAAAAAAGAAACCCGGCCGACATAATACATTACCTGTATATGATAATGCTGGCCGACCAAACTGTAAAGTCTGATCCGACCGATGACGAGTTGGAGCAGTATATTGATATGTATTTTAATCTTTAAAAACCAAAAACTATGAATGGATGTTTAGAATCACAATTTGAATTACAAAAATTGAAGATCCTTAAGGGAGCTTCCGGAGTAAATGTTGATTTCGCTGTAAGCGGAAATGACAGTGTCCCAACGGTTGTACATCATGTCGAGAATCCGACATTTGCGCATCCTGATTTACTGAATGCGGTAAACGCAATTAAAGAATTACTGGTTAAGGCAATAGGGAAAGAATCGATCCATACAGAAAGGGTAATTGCCGGGTTAAAATCTAACTTCAAAAAGGAAACAACCTATTTGGAGCTCGAAAAACTTTTTGAGGATCATTACATTGCAGAACTTCAAAAAGTAACAGTTACCGGAGTTGCAATTTCCGGGTATGACCAGAACAGGGGTGCTATAATTACCGGGACATACCTTTGCAAGAACGGCTCGAAGATAGCCTTGAACTCTCCTCGAGTACGGTTTGAGGGGGAACTATTCGGCTGGGAAAAGGTACTTGATGAAGCTTGTCAGGTAATTGCCCATGAAGCCTATGAATATACCTTCAAGGACAAACAAGCTCAACAGACCATTGATTTTGGAACAGACGGAACCGAACCAGAAAAACCAGAATAATGGGACGTACAGAAATTAAAACTCAAATTGAGTATGACCGTTTTATAACAACGGGTTGTGAACCCTTAATTGATTCCGGGTTTGATATTGATATTAATCTTCGTGTGGAAATACAAAAGAAGATGTTTGGTGGAAATCCCGAACTCCCGGAGGTTCGTAACAAGTTCTTCCGGTGGGTTTGGGATAGGAAAGTTCATGTTTGCGAAGAAACAAAGGCCTTTTTGGGTCACGACATGAAAGCGGAATTTATGAGTCATATTCTTTCCCGGGGTGCGCATATTGAAATGGCATTCGACCCTCGAAATATTAATATTCTTTCGCCGGACGCACACAGAGAATGGGAATCCGGCAAGCGAGAGAAGATGTATATATTCGCCAAAAACAAAGATCTGGTTGCGCTGCTGAAGGCGGATTACGCGGAGCTGAAAAACTATAACACATTCCCGGAGGAAAAATCAAAGGAAGCGGAGGGGTTCGTTCCGGGAATTGATGAAGAATGGATTTATGAGATTCTCGACAAAACGAACGCTTTTGCCAAACAGCTAATTGAGGAACACTTCAAGCGGCATAAATAAAAGTAAGATGTTAAACATTCAAGGCAAATTAAAAACAGTACAGAATATGAAAACGGGAGTTAAAGTTACCGTGTTCTGCAAATGGGATGATATAAGCCAAGATGATACGCTGGACTTACTTCAGGCGGTTGGTTCTAATGGGTATGTAACTTTTACACCCAATAAACTAAAAGCAGAAGTTGAGGCCGCACTTCAGCAGAAACTTGCAAGTATTAAGCCAGACCCAGTAACCGGGAGAAGTAAATCACAAACGCTTCGGGATCAAATCTTGAAGTTCTGGAATCGGTTTTATAAAGGGAAAAAGGAATTTGCAGAATATTACGATGAATCTATGGACGTTCTAATTGGAATGGTCAAAAAGAAAAATTCAAAAGCCGAAGTTGAAGAACTTGACAGGCATTATGGAGAAGCACAACATGATTATGGAGACACACTTAAAAAACTCGGTTAAATGGGAGACAAAAAGATGAATCCTAATGTGGCCACAGTCTGCCTAATTGGCGCAGGAAACAAATGCTGCAGATACCTCATGGTTGGGGGATATGGCTTCGAATGTGCAAAAATCACAGCCTTAAAAACCACTCTTGATACAAGGGTAAAACAAGGTCGGATGATTGCACAGGGAGATAATTGCGAAGGCAAAGGAATGAGTGAACTAAATTAAAAACTACAAAGACATGATTAACAAAGTGATTTTAATTGGACGTGCCGGGAAAGACCCGGACTTACACACGACCGAAAGAAAAAAAACGGTCGTAAGATTTACGGTCGCTACTTGGGAGAATTATAAAGATGAAAAGGAACCCACAGGCTGGCGTCAAGTTACCGAATGGCATAACGTGGTGGTCTGGGGAGCTGCCGGGGAGTCTATTAAAAAGCACCTCAAAAAAGGCGAGCTGGTTTATGTTGAAGGAGGGGTAAGAACCCGGAGTTATACAGATAAAGAGGGCGTGACAAAGTACATTACTGAGATTGTGGGATTTGCAAGGGCACTCTTGGCAAAGAAAGACGCAGCCAGTTCCGGTACCGCAAAGGAATCTCCAAAGGGAGAACCCGGAAAGGCCTCAAAGCCGGAAGACACAGTGGATATCCATGAAGAAATTCCACCAGATGAATTAAGTGACTTACCATTCATTTTAACTATTCCGATCGCACTTGGATTTTTGTTACAGTTTATGATATGAAAAAGTGTTTTATATGCGGAATTGAAAAGGAGATAAGTGAGTTTTATCTTCATCCACACATGAAGGATGGGCATTTAGGAAAATGCAAAGACTGTACTAAAAACTATGCTGATAAAAGGGACAAAATATTAAGACAAGATCCGGGTTGGTGTGAAAAGGAACGTATTAGATCAAAGGAGAAATACCATAGGCTTAATTATAAAGTACAGCAATTTGCGCTTAATAAATCTAAACCTTACAAGAATGCGGAATATAAAGGGCAGCATAAGAAATTAGCGTTGCCGAAAGGTAAAAATATCCACCATTGGAATTATAATATTTTAGATGATTTTTCGGTTTTTGACACGGCTTTCCATAGATTTATTCACAGATTTTTAAGACTGGATAGTGAAACACTTTGTTTCAAAACTAAAGATGGAGTGCTTTTAAAAACAAGGGAAATTCATGATAGATATTTACTTGAACTAAAAAAGGAATATGATGGAAGCAAATACACAAACTACACTATTCGAACTACAGGAGGGCGATAGATTCTACTTTGTCGGAGACCCAAGAAAGGCAGTTTTGGAAATCGGGAATGTTATAAAACATTACAGATCAGGCCGGGTACTTCATGTGATCTATAAAGATTTGAAAGAAGGACACAGGGATCGGCCAGTAGTTTTCCTGAGAAACATTAAAGAAGGGGTAAAAAAATAAGTTTACCTTTGGATGTAAATTTCCCGGAGGAAGCTAATGCGAAACTTATCCGGGGACTTACTTCCGGGGGAATAGTAAGATACCAGAACGTTAAGAAAACAGCGCAATCGCAAAAACTAATAAAAACAATTATGGCAAAAGAATTCTCGAAAAATCCAAGGAAGATCACAAAAGAGCTTCTGGAGCAACTAAAAGTAAATATCGAAGAACTTGGCGATCTATCAGGTATTACGCACGATCTTAATTCAGATCAGATTATTGCCGGGAACCAACGAAGCAAGGCAATAAACTTCAATGATTGTGAAGTAACCTTGATGGAAAAACCTCACGAACCAGACGCACAGGGAACCGTGGCCTTGGGGTATGTTCTCTGGAATGGGCAGAAACTCCATTACAGGCAAGTTAAATGGACTGTTGAACAATGCGAAAAAGCCAATATAACGGCCAATTCTATTTCCGGTATCTGGGATGAGGCGATGTTAAAGTCGCCAGAGTGGGCAAGCGTGGCAGGAATTAATGACTGGAATCTTCCTTTTGTTCTTGATACTCCGGTTCTTTTGGGTAATGACATTACAGGGATGGCCAAAACATCTAATAAATACCATGACGTTAAGCCGTTGATATTTATTTCCTTTAATTTGGTTCAGCGGCAGATCGACGTCCCGGAAGTGGAAGCCAAGAAGTTCCTTAATGGACTAATTGAATTAACCCGGTTGGATAAACTTAAAGAGTTTTACGACGGGGTTTATGAGCTTGCTTTTAATAAAATGCAAGAAATGAATGCAATTCTGGAAGAACAACCAAAGTCAAAGAAAACTAAAAAATCATAATATGGATTCAAGGATTAAAAAAGTAAAGTTCCGGGGTGGCAGGGTAGATGCCATAATGGATAATGGGAACCAAGTAAAATTATTCGATTATACTCCTAAACTTCCGCCTTTCAAGGAAGGAGATCTCAGAGGGAAAACGCTGGCCGAGGCTTTTGAGTTTAAGAAAAACCTTGAAA